ATGCTGATACGGTTGAATTGACACAAGCATTTGGAAAACTTGGCTATGAAATGCCAAAGTCTAAGGACGAGTTTTTCAAAATTGCTCTTGGCATGGATAAAACCACGGAAGAAGGGAAAAAATTGTTCGGTCAGTTTATGAAACTGAATCCGGCCTTTTCTGAACTAACGGACGCGGCAAAAGAATTGGCTGATGCCCAAGCCGAAGCACAGCAGAAAATACTTGATGGACTTCAAAAGAATGTTGATTCTGCCTTTTCTTCGATGCAAAAGGCGTATCAGGATCTTCAGAAAGTACAAGACAGGTTCCTCAACTATTCCAAGAACATCAGGGCATATCTTGATGAACTGACGGGTGGGAAGTCTGCATACATCAGCCCAGAAGAACGCTACCGTATTGCTCGACAAGAATTTCAGCGTGTTAGCGCACTGGTTGCTGTTGGTGATGAATCGGCTCTGACCGAAATAACCAAAGCCGGTAAGGATTTCTTGGATGCTTCAAGGGAATACAACGCATCCAGTCAGCAATTCCAAGATGATTTTTCTTCCGTAACCTCTGCGCTTGAGGCTTCGGCAGGGTACGCAGAAGCACAGGCCAATCTGGTTGAAAACCAACTGCGCGTTGCTGAAAGCAGTTACTCTGCGTTGGTTGCAATCAACACCAACACCATAGGTGTGCAATCAGCTATCAGCGCGTTAAACGCAACGATGGCGGCATACGCGGCGGCAGTGGGGGCACTGGCGGCAGGAAAAATTACTTCAACCCCCGGTGTCATCACTACAGGCGGTGGCGAAGTGGTTTACAACCCCGCCGCTCCTGTTGGATCTCCGACCAATCCTATCCCGGTAGCTAGGCCAACTTTGGTTCGACCCATAGCCAGAGCAATCGGCGGCACGATGCCAGCCGGTGTTTCATTGGTTGGCGAATATGGCCCAGAACTGATTAGCTCTGGCGGTGGTTACGTATCAACGGCAGGAGCAACGGCCAACTTCTTCAAGACGATCAAGGACGCGGTGGTGATTACCAGTGCCGAGCAGACTGCGCTTCTCAAGGAGCAGATCGGTGAATTACAAGCATTGGTCAGACTGCAATCAGCGGCTAACCGTGAACTCATCACTCAGCTTTCAGAGATCCGCAATGAAACCGCTGAATCAACGCGCATCGCCAAGGTTGAGGCATCCGCATGATCTACCTTGTTGAAATCGTAGCCGCAACAAATTCCGCAGGGGCTACAACTACTCTGCGGTTTTGTACCGAGAACTATGTCACCAAACCGACTGACTCCCCGGCCAACACTTACTATGAGCCAAGGATCAAAACCCCGGCTGACATTACGCGCAACCTGTTTGCGTCAGGCACAACCTCTGGCGCAAGTCGCGTGGGATACGGCGTAGTAGAACTGTCGAACGTTGATGGCGGTCTTGATTACATGGCGAATTACAGCTATGACAACCGCGCATTGACTATCAAAGTCGGCAACCCCACGGAGGCGTATTCGACTTTCACCACAATCCTGTCTGGGACGATGGAACAGGTAGAGTTCACGTTCAATACTGTCACGGTACTTGCGCGTGACAAATTGGCGGTTCTGGAACTCCCGTTACAAAAGACAGAATTCGCTGGAACCAATAGCCTTCCTTCAGGGCTTGAAGGCGTTGCCGATCTCAAAGGTCAGAAAAAGCCTGTGGTCTACGGCAAGGTCTATAACGTCCAGCCGCCTTGCGTGAACACTTCGCGGCTGATTTTCCAAGTCAATGATGCAGTCATCTCCGATGTTACTGCGGTCTATGACAAAGGCGCAGGGCTGACCAAAGGTTCGGCGTATTCCAGCATTGCCGACATGGAAGCCAATGCGCCATCGGCAGGAAACTACCGAGTTTGTTCGACCTCATCAGGCTCTTATTTCCGTCTAGGATCAACTCCGGCGGGGCTAATCACCTGTGATATCACGCAAGGAACCGCTTCTAGCAACCGTACAGCCGCGCAAATCATGAAGTTGATTGCCATCAAGGGCGGGGTAAATTCGGGCGATATTAACGCGGCTGATGTAACCGCTCTTGATACTGCCAACAGTTCAGAAGTCGGCATCTGGGTCTATGGCGAGGACTCTGGGCTTTCCTGTATGGATCAGATTGCCCAATCCGTTGGCGCATGGTACGGGTACGATGCAACCGGCCAGTTCCGCATGGGTCGTTTTGCTGTGGCATCAGGAACGGCGGATATTGAAATCAATGATGACAACATCATCAACATTGAGGCCGTTCGATCATCAGACACTGATCGCGGCATTCCTGCGTACAAGGTCATTCTGACGTACCTTAAGAACTACAGCATCCAGACTGCGGATCTGGCGGCGGGTGTAACAGAGGCAAGAAAAAGCGTCCTCAAATACCCATCAGCCGCTGGATATGCCACAGATGCGACTGTGCAGACGCAATATTTGTTGGCTACCGAGATCACCAGAGATACGTTACTGGTCGATGCGACAGCGGCTGGAACGGAAGCGACTCGACTGCTCAATCTCTACAAGGTTAAGCGAACCATGTATCAGGTCAGCATTGCGCTTGACGTTACTGAAACGCTCCCCGATTTAAACGGGGTTGCAAACCTGACTTTGCATCGTTTTGGGCTTGATTCTGGTACTCTATTCCGAATTATCGGCATATCGTCAAGCTATGCCAAGAACCGCGCTACGCTGACGCTCTGGGGTTAATCATGAGCAATATGATCCTTGCTTACCAAAACAGAATCGATACTTCGACGTTCGGTTCGTATGGGTCATGGGAAGCCACATTGCCGATCACCAATCTACAGAACCGCATCCTCAATAAGGTTGCACGTTCGACGGATGATGCTAATTCCAGTACGCGATTTCGTTTTTCGACTGACACGGCTCGGATCATTGGTGCTGTGGCCTTCGTCAACCATAACCTGTCCGTCACGGCTCAATATCGGTATCGGGTGTATTCCGACAGCGGGTATACGACCCTTGAATACGATTCTGGCACATTGGATGTCTGGCCGATTATGCCCTTCGGAACCTACGAATGGGAGGATATGCGCTTCTGGGATCTGACCATCACGGACGAAGATCGAGCACTCTTTACCAAAACGCTAATCCATATTCCGACTGCTTTGGTGTCTGAGCGTTACTATCAGGTAGAGTTCTTTGACACGGCCAATGAAGACGGCTATGTGCAACTTGGCCGCGTATTTGTCGGCGCTATCTATCAGCCGTTCTACAATATGACTTTGGGCGCGTCCATTTCTTACGAAACAGGAACGCTAATTGACCAAGCCATGTCAGGGGCTGAGTATTTTGACAGGCGTGATTCTTGCCGAGTGGCTCGTTTTACCTTGGATCAGTTGACCAATGAAGAAGCCATTTTGAACAACGACCTTCAAAAGATCAGCGGAACGGATGCCGAAGTCCTCTACGTTTGGGACCCCTCTGACGCGATTAACCTACACAGGCGAGCATTCCTCGGACGAATCCGAGCGTTATCAGCAATCGATCAGCCCTATGCCACACGTTACCAGACGGGCTACGAAATCAAGGAGCTATTATGAGTTCAGTTACTTTTCCAACCGCCATTGGGGGCGATGGCTCAACGGTCACAGATGACGATAACGCAACCACTGGCCTCCGTAACGGCGGCTGGCGTACTCGGTTCATTCCGTGCTTCACCAATCTAGTCAACATCGCTGATTATGTTGTCACCTACACGGCATCGACCACAGCATTTGCGACACCGCCACCGATAGGGTCAACGACTCCGAACACGGGCGCATTCACTCGGGTCACGGTCACAGGCTCAACGGCTCCTGCGAATGGGACGTATTTGCCGGGGACGAATATCCTTGGGTTTGCGACGAATTCCAGTGAACGAGTTCGTATTGATGCTTCTGGCAACGTAGGGATTGGGACGAGTTCGCCAGCAAATAAATTATCTGTATCCTTTACGGATGCTTCGGCATGGGCTGCTAATACAACTACTTCGCAGAATTTATACTATAACTCTAGCGCGTTAAACAACGCGTCATCTACAACGCTTTATCAGGTTTTGTACGGAGATTCGACAACAGGCGGCGTCAAAGTTGGTGCAGTAGCTTCAGCGTCTTATTCAGCGGATTTTGTAGTTGCTAATCGCAACGCTGGGACGTATCAGGAAAATTTACGTCTGACATCCTCCGGCAACCTCGGCTTGGGTGTTACGCCGAGTGCTTGGGGCCTGACAGCCCTGCAAGTAACGGGACGAGCGTTTTTAGCGGGTAACGGCAACACACTGGATTTAGGCAACAACTGCTACAAGGATGGATCTGGTAACTGGAAGTACATAGGAAGTGTAGGCGCTTCATTTCTTGAGCAATACGCGGGTGCGTATGCCTTTTACAATTCTGGGTCAGCTTCAGGTACGGCAGGCGCAACCTTTTCTCCAGTAGCGGCGATGAAGCTGGATGCGAGTGGAAGGCTTTTAATTGGTACATCAAGTGCAACTAGCGGGGTCATCCTTTTAGCAGTCGGCGGTAACCAGCATCTTCGTAATGCGGCTGGTGGAACAACGCGACTCATCATGGGTCCGTCATCTAATTCAACGGAATATGGTGGTCTTATTTTTGACGACACTGATGGGTCAATGTCGTATGGGACGATAGCTAATTACGCTGCAAAATTCATAACGAACAACACCGAACGCGCCCGCATCGACTCCAGTGGGAATTTGTTGGTTGGGACGACTGGTTCACCAAGCGAAGCTGGCGGCGTAGGAGTTCAAGTTTATAACAACGGTGGTAATTCGGGACGAATTAACTTCGGTAAAACGTCAACAACAACCGATTATGCTTGTGTTTTTTATTATTCAGGAACAAGCGTAGGTAACATAACTTACAGTAATACCGCTACCGCCTACGTCACGTCATCAGACCAGCGCCTTAAGACCAACGTAACACCGGCAGGATCTGCCATCCAAAGCGTTCTTGATTTCCCAGTAGATCAATTCGATTGGATTTCATCAGGCGAACATCAGGATTTTGGTGCAGTCGCTCAAAAAGCAATCAACTTCATTCCAGAAATGGTCAACGTCCCCGCTGATGAAGATGATATGTGGGGAATTGACTGGTCCAAAGCGGTTCCCCGTCTAATTAAGACGGTGCAAGAACTCTCCGTAGAACTCAACGAAATTAAGAAGAGGTTAAGTTAATGTCTCTGTACAACCGATTACACGAACTGTTTGAATACAGTGATGGTTGGCTGTTCCGTAAAATTTCTGTGCGTGGCGCTCCGGCTGGCAAAAGAGTAGGTAATAGGCAGTCAAGCGGCTATCTACACATCATTGTTGATGGCAAGAAAATTTTAGCGCATAGAGCTATTTTTCTATTTTTTAACGGCTATCTTCCTGAGTTTTTAGATCATATTGATGGGGATAAGGAAAACAATCTCCTTGCTAATTTGAGGCCAGCGACAAAAGCTCAAAATGGGCATAACAGAAAAGTTTTCAAAAACAGCAAGTCGGGCTTAAAGAACATCAAATTGGATGAAAAATCTGGAAACTGGATGGTGACCTTGCGAGTCAATAAAAAGCCGATGTATTTTGGAATGTTTAAAGACTTAGAACTAGCAGAACTCGTAGCCATTGAGGCACGAGAGAAGTTTCACGGTGAATTTGCAAACCACGGAGTTTTAGCATGAGCAACACCTACACTTGGGAATTTCCCGCTTTTGATTGCTACCCGGAATACGAGTCCCATGCGGATGTCGTTTTCACGATTCATTGGCGTTGCACCGCTGATGATGGCAATGGTCACACGGCAACCATTTACAGCACTCAAGCCGTGATTCAAGGGCCAAACGATCCGTTCACTCCGTACAATGAAATCACCCCAGAACAGGCAAAGGCTTGGGTACAGGCCGCGATGGGCATTGACCAAGTAACCGCACTTCAAGAGTCGCTCAATCAGCAGATCGAAGACCTGATCCACCCCAAAGCCGTGACCCTCCCGGCTCCTTGGGCTAACCCCGTTTAATCAACCACACACACAGGAAACCACAATGGAAAATATCAACGTCAGCCTCAACGCTCAGACCTACAACGCTCTGGTATCCGCTCTGGCAAATATGCCGAACCATACCAACACCTACTGGATCTTGCAGGAGATTGAGCGTCAGGCGAAGGAACAGATGGATGCGTTTGAAGCGGCTGAGAAGGCTGAGAAACCTGATGACAATGAAGACTAGCCAAGAGGGAATCGATCTCATCAAACGGTTTGAGGGATGCAAGCTGGAAAGCTATTTGTGTCCCGCAAACGTCTGGACGGTGGGCTACGGACATACTGGGCCTGACGTTACTCAAGGACTCAAGATCAGCCAAGGCACTGCCGAGATTCTTCTCAGGCAGGATCTCGGAAAGTTTGAAGACGCTGTGACCAAGTACGCAGGGAAAGCCCACCAGAATCAGTTCGATGCAATGGTCAGCTTGTGCTATAACATCGGTCAAGGCAATTTCAGCAAATCATCCGTAGCGCGGCTTCACAGGAATGGGCAATACACAGGCGCGGCGGCGGCGTTCTTGCTGTGGAACAAGGCCGGTGGAAAGATCCTGGCAGGACTTGTAAACCGGCGTAAGGCTGAACGGAATCTTTATTTAGGTGAAGCAAATGGTTAAGAAATTTGGCATAGCACTTGAGCAGAGGTCAACATGGGCAGGATTGATTTGGATTTTGACCGCTTCGGGCGTGAGTCTGGATCAAGAGCAATCCGAAGCCATCGTGACCGCTGGTATGGCCCTGACGGGCTTACTGGGCGTGTTCTGGAAGGATTAAGGGAGGCTTGTGTAATGGCCGAGTGGCTCAAGGTAGGACTGCCAGTATTAGCGGCAATCCTCTCAGCTTACGTCATGATACAGGGCCATGACATCAAGATTAACCGACTGGAAACCGATATGCGTAGTCATCTCGACGAGCATAAGAAAGAAGCCAAGGATGCGTCCGAAAAGCTGTCCCGCATAGAGATCGCCATCGAACGCATCGAAACCAAGGTAGAGTCGCTCAAGGGCCGGTAGCGTCCAGACTATTAAACAGCACACGGCTCACGATAAAACTGGCACAGAGTCCATCAGAGACGGCTTTATGACCGGCCTCCTGCGCTTTTAATAGCCCCGCTTCATTTACGATCACCGTATTGATCTTCGTGCCGTACCGGTCAAAGAAGATCAGCGTGTAATTTCCTGTCGCGTATTTGGGTGTCATTGGTCTTCTCCAGAGATATCGTGGTGTTTTTCTGCGAAACGGACGCCAAAATAAAACGCTTCGCGCATACCTCCCTGTATCTGATCAAACTCTTTCGTATCGCACGTTTCTTCGATCTCCTCATCCGTCATCGGCTTCCTTGATTTATCAACTTCCTGATTGTTGATAATTTCTGATGTGTTTCCATCAATCCCGTGGTGCTTTTCCGCTTGCCTGAACCCTTCTGCAAATGCGGCTAACTGACTATCCACAACCTTAGTGCTGGTGTAGAAAGCATCGGCAATTTCTTCATCACTCAGGGGCTTCCTTGATGGCTGGGCATATAGCTTGATGGGGAAAGCAAGGTGCATCGGTAATTCATCTCCAATCAATTCAAGCCGTCCGTTAGGATGCAGTATTCCAATAAGTTCACTCATCATC